TTAGAACTAGCGCAGACTTGACTGAGACAACCACGAGCATATTCGAGGGTGAACTGGTTGGTTTCAAACTAACTTGCACCGAGCCAGGCTCTTTTAATGGCAGGCTGGCTAGGGGTGGTTTTTCTGCCGAGCTAGGCTGGAGCACATTATCGTATGTCGTCGAAAAGGGGAACACAGCGGACGCAATGCTGACGCTAGAAGTGGCTAATATCGAGAATCCAAGTGGAGCAAGGGCATACTTTGACCTTGAGGAAGGAAGGGTTAGAGCGGTAGTAGGGGCTGGATCAGCGGGGTTTGATAGAAAGGCTGCCATTCAGAAATTAGGGAATGGGGTATATCGACTTTCGCTTTCTCTTAAAGTTGATGTCGCAGGAGGGACTTGGAACGCATTTGTTATGACATCAGACGAAGGCACCCTTCAAGCTCAAGCGTCTACGGGCAACTCTATTTATGTATATCACGGGCAATTAGTCGGGGGCGACGTACCTGGGCCGGTAATCGTCACTGAGGATACGCCTGTGACGCGGGATGCGGATAAGCCTATTAGGACGCTGGGGGCGGAGTTTAATGCCTCACAGACCAGCTACATTGTTGAGCTGCAAAGCCAAGAATTCGTGTCTGCCGAGATATTGTCGATTAGCGACGGCACTACAAACAACGCGATACGTTTGTTTTACAACTCCAGCGGCGACCTTCAGTATCGGATAACTATCGGCGGCACATCATACGATGGATTTAATGCTGTTTCTGTTCCAGTCGGCGAATCCTATAAAGTCGGAGTGTCTTTTTCTGATTCCGGTGCAGCCTTGGCGCTTAATGGGCAACAGTTATCCGCCCCTAGCAACCCAGGGCTACCAAGTGGGTTAAGTCAGATGACGCTGGGCGCGCTAGTTACGTCTGGCGTGTATAACTCAATTAACACAGGCGTTAAATCACTCGTCGAGTTTCCGCAGTATTTAACCGCCACCAAACTCCAAGCACTCACCGCTTTATAATTAACAACGGGCAGTCCTAAACTGCCCACTCACTTTTGCTAAAGAGGTATAAATAATGATCGACGCAATCGTATTTGTAGAGGACTTCGCCAGCTTTGTTGGCTACCTGGATGCCAATAAACCCGAAGCGTTAGCGCGGGATGAAGAGGGCAGCATGACCATGCCGCCAGTGGTAGTTGGTTTTAGCCGCACCCCAGCGGCGATGAAGGGCAACAGTCTAGGTGCCTACTTTCGTTTCACTGATGAGCAAGCTGCCGAGTGGCGCAATACCCCAGGCGTGGAAATCTTGGCAGAGGAGATTTACAACGGCAAGGGCACCGCTGATCGTGTGTACCAGCAGATTTGGGACGACCCGACCAAACTGGCAAAGTACGACACGATTTGGGATCGGGTGCGAACGTTTGAAGACCCAGAGACGGGTGAGACGCACACCGTGGAGCAGCCGAAGTTTGGGATGATCGCTGAGGAGGAGTTTACTTCTTAGGTAACTGCCCCATAGCTCATTAGTACACACCGCTATTAAGCGGTTTTTTTATGCCTGTGAGGTTGCTGGTGAAAATACAACATAGCGCTTTCAGGGGAGAGATCCCGTTGCTCGATGCCCGTCTACTGCCTGAGAACAATGCTCAGGTGGCGCGCAATGTTGATCTTAAGCGCGGCACGCTGAGGCCCGAAAAAGCGCCTTTGCCGGTGGCATCGCTACCAGGCGTTACCAGCCCCGCCAACCTGTATCACTATGATGTGGGCAGAGATGGCGATGGCTACTGGTTTTCTTGGGGGCAGGCTTATGACATTAACGTGGTTCGTTCGCCGATTGCCAGCGATGCCTATGCGCGGGTCTATTGGACAGGACAGGGCGCGCCAAAAATGTCGTCACTCGACATGGCGACCAGCGGGAGTGGGCCGTATCCCTCAAGTTGGTACCAATTAGGTGTTCCAGCCCCGAGTGAAGCGCCTAGTGTCAACGCGCCGTCTGATCGCGTCCCTCCTGAACCTATCCGTAACGAACAGGGCGATGTGATTGAAGAAATCACGTTCCCGCCAAGAACGTCGCTAGAAACCGTGTATGTGGTGACCTGCGTTACCCGCTTTGGCGAAGAGGGACCGCCCAGTAATCCCTCTGGATTTATCTCACGGTGGGACAGTGGCGAGGATATTCCCGCAGGCGGCTCAGTCGAGGTAAGCCTGCCCAGCATTCCGAGCGGAAACTTCGATATTGTCGCTAAGCGTATTTACCGCGCCGAAAGTGGTGGCCAATACCAAATGGTGGCCGAGGTGGATGCGGCGGCAACCAGTTATACCGACAGTATTAATTCTGCAGCGCTGGGGGTTGCGCTCCAGAGCTTGGAATGGGATGTGCCACCCTCGCAGCTAACTGGCTTAACGCAGTTGCCTAACGGCATATTGGCAGGGTTCTTTGATAGCACCCTTGCGTTTTGTGAGGCGTACCGGCCTCATGCTTGGCCGGTGGGCTATCAGCTGGCATTTGATGACCCAATTGTCGGAATCGCGGCGATTAGCAGCGGCTTGGTCGTGGTGACCACTGGCCAGCCATGGCTGGTAACAGGCTCTAGCCCTGCTGCCATGGCGCAAATGCGGCTTGACGTTAACCAGCCGTGTGTCGCCAAGCGGTCTTTGGTGGATATGGGCGGCTTTGCGCTCTATGCCTCACCAGATGGCATAGTGGCGGCTGGTGGCGATGGTGCAAGAGTCGTGACGCGAGAGTTGTTCACCCGTGAGCAATGGCAAGCGCTCAACCCTGCGTCTATTCATGCCTACCGCCACGATGGCCGCTACCTTGCGTTTTACAGCGGCGGCTGCTTTGCGTTGACGCTAGGGCAGGGCGTGGAGTTTTACGAACTGAGTGCAAGCGGCGGGTACTACGATGTAACGCGCGATACGCTTTACCTCATTCAAGGAGGCGGCGTTTCTGCCTGGGGTGAGGGCGATGCCATGACGTATACGTGGCGCTCACGATTACATGAAATACCGCCAGGCGCTGCAGGGTTTAGCTGTGCCAAAGTGATTGCTAGTCAGTACCCAGTGATGCTTCGAGTCATCGCTGATGGGAAAGCCGTTATTGAACACGAAGTAGTTGATGCTCAATTGTTCCGCCTGCCAGCGGGCTACACGCTTTCCCGGAACTGGGAGATAGAAGTATCCGGCAGTCATGAGGTGCATTCCGTACAGGTGTCTACCTCGCCGGGAGAGCTTATTTAACAACGCCTAGCCGTGAGGCTCGCATGAACAACCGACGCAAGACGTTACCTCCAATCGACCCCAAGATAGACCCGAAGCTGCGTGCCGTACTGGAAGCACTAAAGGAAATTCAAGAAACAGGTGAAGGAGTGCGCGGCGATCCTATGGATCGCAAGCTAACGATACGTGACCTGGTGGATGCAGGGTTAGCACGCCTCAAGCCAGGTAGCATGACGGAGTTCGGCCCCGTTGACGACGACCCTATTGACAACGATCCACCTGGATCAACGCTTATCCCGCCACGCCCAACCGGCTTCAACGCTATCGGCAGCTTTGGCTATGTTGTGCTGTCCTGGGATATCCCTGGTGACCTTTACCTTAACCATGCATTCACCAACATTTACCGCAGCGAGACTGATAACTTTGCCAATGCGAAAGTGATAGGTCGCGATACGGGCATGATGTACACCGACCATATTCGGGAGGTGGAAGAGGAGGGCGTAGGATTTTACTACTGGATCACATTTACCAGCACTGAGGACAGAGAAGGCCCGCCCAACAACACCAGTGGCACCTATGCTGAAGTTATTCCTGATCTTGGGTTTTTACTTGACCGGCTTTCTGGGGAAATTGATGAGAGTGTGCTGGCTAAAAGCCTCAACGGTCGAATCGACAAAATTGAGGTGCTCGAAACCGGCATAAAAACAGAGACCGAAATACGAGAAAGTGCCGATTTAGCCATGGCACGGCGTATCGACAATGTATCGGCAGCGGCAAACGGCAATGCCTCTGCAATACAAACAGAGCAGACGGTGCGAGCCGATGCTGATGCTGCACTCGCTCAGCAAATCACCACGGTTCAGTCTCAGCTTGGTAGTAACATTGCCTCAGTCGAGCAATCAATGACCACTAACATAGAACGCCTCAATGGTGAGTTGGTTAAACTGGGCGCCGAATATACGCTCAAGCTGGATGTTAACGGTTACGTATCGGGTTTTGGTGCCTACAACGATGGTAGAACCAGCGACTTTGCTGTAGTAGCTGATCGCTTTTGGGTGGCTCCTCCGAACAGCACAGGCAAGCGAAAACCTTTTATCATTCAGAACAATAAGGTGTATATCGACACCGCAATGATTCGTAATGCCTCCATCCAAGAAGGCCAGCTTGGCCCTATCTCTTTTGGGAAAATCACTGACCGGAACGGCTCGCCTGTCACTACCATAGCAGGCAAATTAAAGGGCGAGCTGATAGAGGCAGATAACTTGCGCGTAGCCGAAGCGGCAACGTTTTACGGAGATGTTTACTCGAATAACTACTGGTCAGGTGTGAGCGGTTGGGCGATTCGCCAGAACGGAAGTGCAGAGTTTAACAATGTGACAGTGAGAGGGACGCTGTATGCCGAAGACATCGAAGGTGATGTTAATGATGTCGCACAAGTGAATTGGCAGGGTGACAAAAGGGTATCAAGTTATAAATCCCTGATCCACCAGCAATCCATATACATTAGCTACAGCAACAAGCAAGGTAAATGCCCCTACTTTATGCTCACCTTAAGATGCTTTGAGGAGCGCAGCGACTCCACCATCGGCGTGACTGTTCAAATTGAGCAGAACGGAAGAGTTTTGGCTGAACAATATACCGCTGCGCAGTTTGGTGGTAATGGCGGGGTGGCAATAGCAGGGGGTGCTGATAACCGTATTAAAGGAACAGTCGTATTTAAGGTGTTCGCTGATGCCTATTTTGCAAATACTATGCATGTATACCAAGTGTCTGGTCTGATTGGAGCATTAGCTTAGGAGAGTAACTCTTTAGCTGAAGTTGCTATTACCACTTGTTAAAATAACCCTTTAAATCCGCCCACCGTGAGGTGCGCTATGCCCCGCCAGAATGAAGCTGCGTTTTTACGTGGCGTACTCCGCAATAATGAAGCGGCCGCGCAATTTTGCGAGATGCTGTTCCGTATTTCTCAAACCCTAGATGACCTGATTGATAAAGATAATCCGGTAACTGATGAGGGTCTTATTCATACGTTCTGGGAAGCGCTAATCGAGCTTCCTGCCAACCCGTTTTATCGACAGCATGAACCCTACCTTCGCCCACTAATGGCCAGTGCTTTACAGGACTGGCGTGATAGCGCCTGCCTCGAGCGTACTGATGACCATCATTGCCGTTCTATTGCCTTTGTGCTCCGCGACCAACTCGCAACCGTGCTTATCCAGTGCGCCTATTTAGTGGGTGGATATGACTGGATGAACCAAGTCAGTGTGCCCGTTCGCCAGCATATTCACGAGGATACGCTTGGAGATTACATGGCATCGCTCAACCAGGCCCCAGAGGAAAACGAGGAGGTTAGCCAATGAGCGGTGGCGGTGGTGACAACAGCGTTAAAGATACGCCCGAACAACGAGAGCTGGCAGCCGTCGCGGCAGAGAAATGGAACTTTGCTCAAGAGAAGTTAGCGCCGCTTGAGAACGCTTATATGGAAAGCGTGGGCGATATGACCAGCAATGCCAACATGAGCTACATCGCTGGCCGCACCATGCAGAGCCAGCAGCAGGCCACAGGCGAGGCGAACCAGCAGGTGGGGGCACAGCTCGGGCAGGCAGGTATTAACCCTGCTAGCGGCCGCTATCAGTCGGCGATGAGTGGCATTGCTCTTGGCGGTGCTAACGCAGGCGGTGAAACCCTTGGGCGCGCGCAGTTTGAGCAAGAGAGCCAGCAGATTCAAGGCTTGCAAAATATCGTAGCCATTGGCCAAGGAGAGTCCGGCCAGGCGCAGCAAGGTCTATCTAGCATTGCCAGCCAATCAGCAGCGGATGCTCGGCAGTCAGCGGCCAATCAGTTCAATCGACGCAGCGCTAATT